GATATATGCAGGCAGAATGTTGTGGAAATTGTAAACACATGAATAATGATGGTTGTAATAATAATTGTAAATATCAACCAGATCGTAGTGTGTGTTTATCAGATGTTTGTGATATGTGGTATTTTGGTAGTGATTGGTATTGAGCCTTTGGAGAAAGGGGAACGATAAAAGGGGGAATAAAAACAATGGAAAAAATTGTTAAGGAAGATTGTTGGATTCCAAATCCAGAGGATATTTGGGATAAATCAAGATGGAGATCTGAAAACGAATATTGAGTGAGAGGGGATGAAAAAAATGAAGATTGCTAAGATTGACATGTGGGAAAGTAAAACACTATCAAGACAAGATCACCGTTGCGGATCTAATAAAGAAGATCATGTGAACTCAATAGAACTGGATATAAAAAATAACGTTGTTTGTTTTAATAACAACAAAACTAAAAATGTTTTCAATTTAAATGAATATTTGAGATATTATTTTGAACCCATTGGGCCTTTTCGTTTTTGTGGTATTCCTCTTAAACATTGTAGATTGGTAAGATGGTATAAACAGAACGATGGTAGAATAGTTGAAGAGGATGACATAGTAAACATAAATGATGAATGGGTTAAGAAGATTGTTTTAAATATTGATGAAATGCGTTTATATGTTTCACACAATAAAAAAGCTTATTCTGGTTATGAACATCCTATTGAAATTTTTAATTTAAAGAATTATATTCAGTTCATGTGGACTGAATTTGAGAAATGAAAGGGGAACGATAAAAGAAAATGGAGGGGTTGAATAATATGATTTTAAAATATAAAGTCGTGTTCGTGCCAAAAGATCCAAGATACGATTATAGTGAAGATATAGAAAAATATGATTTAGTAGAAGATATGCCTTATTGTTGTTCTGAAATGAAAGATAATAGTGAATATGTATCTTATAATCCAGATAATGGGAAATTAAATCTTAGATTTGATGAGGAATGGTGCGATACACCTGATTGGACTGATATTGAATATTGTCCTTGGTGTGGTGAAAAAATAATAGTTGAAGTTGTTAAAAGGACAAAGATTATTCAAAAGTTTAAGAAGAAAACTATCACTAAGGATATTTGTGAGTTTGTGGGGCAGGAAGAAGTTGATTGTGATTAATGTGTGAGGGGGACTAAAAAACATGTGGCAACCAAAACACAATAAAAAATACACAAAACCAAAATTAACTATAATACATAGTACAAGTGTAGTATTACAAATGAAAGCAGTTGAAGTGACTTTCATGCGTTTGTTGGAAGCCATTTATGAAGAGCGATTAATATTTGGTTTGTATGCATTGTTTGCGTGTATAATTTTAATATTAATAAATTAGTATGTGAGGGGGAATAAAAACAATGGCAGGGTTTAAAGGATTCATGGTTGACTTTTTAACAGACCATATTTATCCAATTGTGGAGTTTCCAAAGCAGATAATTGAAATTCAAGGGATGACAGAGTATATTTATTATGAAGAGTGAGTGCGTGGGGGTGATGATTATACAAAACCAGACTGGATTAAAAATGAATTACAAAAGAGGGGATGAAAAAACATGAAAATTGAAGAATATTTAACTAAATATGGGTACAAAGGAGAAATAAAAAATAAAATATTAACCAAATCCAAAACAGAACATGTTGCATTATATCATAGATATGGATCTGCAAATTATATCTCGTTTGATAATTATAAAGAAGCCAGAGAGTATTTAGATCATGGAAGTGATTGGAATGAATTATTTGCTATTGGTATAATTAAAGATGGTAAATTAGAATATGATAATGCGGGGAATTTTTATTTGACTAAGTGAACACCATGCCATTTACAGGGGGGTTATATTGAAACCCCAATTTATTTGGCTTGGTGTTATACCATCTTTTGGGTTATGAACATAGTATAACATTCTTTGTATATTAATATAACAAACCTATTTTTTTTATAAGTGTTGAAGTTATACATAGTAGTATATGACTATCACAGGGGATCCTATTTATCAAGAGTTTATGAGTCGTAACATTAAACCTGCGACTTATAAGCGTTATACTATTATTTTAACTAAGTATGTTGAAACAACAGGTTTGTCATTAACTGATTTGATTAATGAGGCGGAAGAGGATGAGGACAACGGAATACGGTTAAGGAAACGGCGTATTAAATCACATCTTGACAATCATATTAAACAATTGATACTATGGGATTACAGTCCTAAGAACATCAGACTAAACATTAGCATCCTCCGTGTGTTCTATGGGTACTTTGAAATCCAACTACCCAAACTTAACCTACCCAGAATTGATGATGACAAGTCGGTTGATGATATTCCAGGACCACGTGAGATTAGGATGGCTTGGAGTCATGCTAATCCTATGTACCAAGCTATTATATTGTTGATGGCATCGTCAGGTATGAGTATTGCAGAGGCTTTGTCAATTAAAACACACCACCTACTGGAAGCATCAAAGTTACCCACAACTGATGTAGGGGAACTAAACAATATACCACCGAAAATGATATTATGGTGGAGCATAAAGCGGATAAAAACCAACCATCCTTACTATACTTTCAGCAGTCCGGAAACAACAACCCACATCCTGGAATATTTGCATCAACACCCACCCCTAACAGTTGATGATCAGCTTTTCAGGATCCATGAGAAAAACAAACCAGACCGACCACTACTACCACATAACATTCAGCAATACTTTAATACACTTAACGATAAATGCGGATTTGGACTAAGAGGCCGGCAACGGTACTTTAAAGCACACAACCTAAGAAAGTTTTTCAGCACCACTTGTGAAAAACACATCCCACACATGGCAACAAGACACATGTTAGGTCATAAGTTCGGAGGTGTGGAAGGTGCTTATTTTTTGAAAGACCAACAAGCATTATACAATGAATATAAAAAGGTAGTCGAATACCTATCCATAATTGAGCCTTTGACTGTTGTCGATACTGATGAGGTTGTCCAGGAGCAACGGACTGAAATAGATAAACTTAAAAAACAACAAGAAGAAGACAGGGAATTAATGTTACACATGAAAAAATATATTGATGACCTGCAAAAGAAAGGTTAATCTTTTTTTATATATTTTTGGATATATCTGTCGTGGTCTTTATCTTTGTTTTTCTTCCTTGGCATGGTGGAATTATTAATTATAATCATTAATAATTGTTTATGTGAAACAATATTGTTTAATATAATAAATTATTAACCCATGCTTAAACTATGTTAAAATTAATATTACTGTTTTAAAACACTAAAAAAGGACTGATTACTTTTCAAATGCTCTCTCACATACAAAACTATTATATACATCAAAACTAAACATTCAGATAAATAAACAAAATGGCTCAAGGGGCCTAAGCGACTAAACAATAAACCCCCTGAGCTGTTACCAAGGAGCTTGGCACGTTGAAAACTATATCGGGGAAGATATATAAACCTATTGATTCTATAAGTCGTATTAGTGAACACGCTGTTGATTTAACAGTTCATGAACGTAATAAACGTTTACGTGAATTGGAAAAAATCTGTGAAAATTTAGAGGTTAATAGTCCAGAATGGGATGAAAATCTTAGGTTACGGGCTGAACTATTAGGACTATCTCATTAAAGTGTAGGTGTATATAATGTTTGCAGCTGCACCCGGGATCCAGGTCCTGGAAAAATATTATGATAATGAATGGATCCTCAGAGAGGATCCTGGTTGTGAAGATAAAAAGGATTATTGTTTTTCTTTTATTGAGTTAATTATTGATTGCATTGTACTAGCTTCCGAGGCAGCTTTTCGCATACTTTCTTTTAAGACATTCTCGTTTTTTAGAATAATTAAATCAATACCTTCAACAACTAATTTAGAGATTGGTCTATCCGTTTCCTTCTTGATCCTTTCAAGTAATGCATATTTATCACTAGGTACTTGGATACTTGTATTTACTTTGTTTTTGTCTTTTGGCATGCATTTATCTCCAGCTGTATTTTGGGGTTTTGACCCTATCACACTATCACCTCTTTTCTTTGTTTTATTGGTTATATATTATTTTCTTATAACTTATATACTTTATTACTTTGTAAAAAGTAAATTATATATACTAAAAGTACTAAAGTTTACTTTAGATAAAGTAAGAGGAGGGAGTAAATGAAGGCTTGCCCTTTAGTTATTAATACTGAAAAACAATTGATTAAAGATATTATAGTCAATGAAAATCCAGATTTTGCATTGAAGACTATTGATTATATTATTAAAAACTTAATTTCTAGAAAAATTAATTTGGATGTTTTAATTTTTAATGAAAAAATAAATAAACCAATTGATTCTTATTACAAGCTTACACCTCATGTGGCAGCTGCTAAAAAATTAATAGAGAAAGGGATCCGAGTTAGGCAAGGATCAAACATTCCTTATTTTATAACATCTGGAGAGGGCCCTATCAGTAGTAGGGCAGAACCTTATTTATATCAATATAATCAAGGTGAACTTAAATCTCCAGATATTGATTATTATATTGAAAAACAACTCTTGCCAATGCGTGATAATTTATTCAAAGCTACTGGAAACTTGAAAAGTGAGAATGATTGGTATTATCATTATTTACGAACTTTTCACTGGAGGCTTTTAAGACAGACTTTATTAGACTATGCAGATCATAAATGCCAGGTTTGCAGTGAAACGGAAGATTTAGAAGTACACCATAATACTTACGAGCATTTATGGTTTGAAGAAACTTATGATTTGGTTGTTTTATGTTCTAAACATCATGAGTTAATTCATAATCAGGGGGTGGCTACATGGCCGGCAAAAAGGTCGTTACCACTGTCTGTATAGATCCGGATGTTTTCCAAGTTGGCCGTGAAGATGGTTTTAATTTTAGTGCTTTATTAGAAAGGGCAATAGTTGATGAACAAGACCCGGAAAGGAAAATTGCATCACTGAAAGGCAAAATTAAATATCATGAGGATGAGGCTTTAAAATTACGTGAAGAGGTTGAACTTGTTAAGAAATTAGATAATAAACTTAAAAAAATCTTGATGCGAAATGCTATTGAGAAATATCTACCTGCTTATGCTGAGATGGGAATCCTCACAGATGAAGTTGAACATAAACTTTGCGTGTCTTTGAATATGACACCAAGTAAATTAACGGAGTTCTTTGATGAGTGCCTTGCATCTGAAGAATAATGATAAAAATCATACTGGTAAATTTCCACTGTACTGCCGAAGGTTTGGGGGTAAGGGAGTATATAGTTATATATATAATTATATAATCTATTTTTTTATTTTTTTGATTTATACACTTGTTACACTTGCAACCCACCAGTATGATTTTTATCAACTTTTTTATATCAAAGTAATAAAGTAAAGTATAAATACTACAAGTAACAAAGTTTACTTTAGGGAAGAAAAACTTAAAAATCTTCAAACTTGTTTTCTTCCCTTGCCCCCTACGATATGGGGCAACATTAAAGGGGCATGAAAAAATGAACAAAGCTGTTTTATATGCACAGGCAAGGAAGCTCAGGGGTGAGCTTGAAGAGCTAAGGGAACAGAAAGCTTTGGAGCTGGTTGAATTATTAAATGAAAACCAGGATTCAAACGTTATTTATGATTGGTACAAAGGCATAGATCCAGACTTGGACTATGAAGTATATCAATACATTGTAGTTTCCAGGGTTGAAATTAAAGGGTTTGTAGTTGACAAAACCGATGAAATCAAACAACCAGAACCGACTAATTTCCACGGCTACTTTAAATATAACGTTTTAACTAAAAACAGGGTTTCAAAAATCCTAACTGATTTTAAAGATTACATTCTCAGGAGGCCATAAAATGACCTGCTACTTTGGGGGAATAGATGCCTCTGCAATTGTCATGGATCACTGCAGGGATACTAAGCAGGATTTCAAACACCATGTTTTAGATGAGGATCCGAGAACTACACCAAACGGCCTTCTTGCCAAGTGGGTTGAGTTGAACTGGAATCATCGGGGCCATTTAAACGGTGGTGATGAGGTTTATTTCGAGGACACCAAGGGTGTTTTTTGGAAGATTTTTATTAGTCCATTGCCTACTCCCGAAATCCCAAGGCATACAGGGGAGTACAACATGAGGGCAGAACAGGCCAAAAACAGGGACGAACGCAAGGCCAAACAGGCCGAGGATGTGAAGAAAGCAATTGAGGGGGTTTAAAGATGGAAATTACTACTAAAGGAAAGATTGAAGGATTCCACATAGTTAAAGACGAAAACTTCATTGAACATGAATCTGGAGCTAGAATGCACTATGTACTCCTTTTATACCAAGGCAAATATCCTAGAGAACTAGGATCTGCTAGATGTGATTTTGTTTCATGGGACGAGAATAATCTTTTAGTAGAATCTAGAGACGGACAATTCCATACTCAGAACTTGATTGAGATTCCAATAGAAGAAATTAAAGGCTTAGAATTATGGTCTAATGGATATTTGCCTAATTATTATGTTGGAATCGTTTTAAAAAAAGAGGTCTAAACATGTGCAATCTTGAGCCTTTAAACCTGGAGGACACGGTAAGTCTTTTAATGGATGATTTAATCTTCTTAGGAAGACAGGCAAAAGAAATCACAGAACAAAAGGGGGAATAGTAATGCCATTATTTCATGAGATATATGTCGAAAAGATCGCTAACTTGATGGAAGCGGAATGTGAATCAACCAGGGAAGACATGGGACTTGACCCGACTAACGTTTTGGATTGTGTTGGTCAGCCCTGCAATAATGGATGTCCTTTCAGGGAGGGTTCTAAATGAACCACACAGAGGATATGAGAATAAGAAAAATCCTCTTGGAAGTACAGAATGGCCAGGATATTAACAAAGCAGTTATGCAGCTCAAAGTGATTATGGGTGGCCTAAGATTAGATACGGATAAAATAGACCTGCAATGTTTTAATTGTGGGAAGATGATCCGGCCTTTTAATGGTGATAAAGAGATGGGTATCGTTTTTGAAGATGGGTATCCTGATAGCGTGGCTGGCCCTGGCGAACCCGCCGTTGCTTATTCTGTTTGTCATAATTGTATGGAGGAACCATGATTGAAATCCCTCCCACTGATAATAGTGTGATCTGTTCCGAACCGGATTGTGGGAACCTTTGTTATTGGGGTACAAGGAATCCACAAGAGCTTAGATGTGTGAAATGTGGTAAGGTCATGGATACTAGGGATGATTTGGATGAAGTGGATTTGAAGATTGTGAAACCGAAACGGAACATTGTACGGAAAGATATGAATGGGTGATTAAAATGGCTGTAAAAAAGTATAGGAATTTGTTTAAAACGGAGAAAACAACCAAAGAAAAAATAATAGAGTGGGGTTGGCAGAATCAAAGCCTAGTAGCTGTCATGGGAACTATCATGATTTTTTTAATCATCATGGTGGCCTTGCAGACAACGAGCCGGGCTGACTACTTGGTACCTTATGGGAGTCTGTAAAAATGAAATGGAAACCCTGGAATGAGGATGAGGATAAAATTCTTAAGGAGTTGTATGTAGCTGAAACTCCCATCCCAAACATAGCAAACATCCTGAAAAGAAGCGAACAGGCTATTTATATGCGGGCTCAAATATTACAGGTCAAGCGGGCTGCTTATAAAACTGGAGGGAACTATCCCAGACCCCATATTGAGGATTTGGACTGGAAAATATATTTTTTGAGAAAAACTACTAATCTATCCAATAGGGAGATTGGGGATGAATTAGGTTTGACTAAAGGCCAGATTCAAAGAAGGATGTACGGCCGGAGGTTACACTTACAGCAACCCTCAGGGGAGCCTCCAGAGTGGTTTAAAGAGGCAATGGAAGAGGTTTAAAGATTTGTATTTTGCCAGTATAGCCTAGTTGGTTTAAGGCGCCTGCCTTGTGAGCAGGAGATTCGGGGGTTCGAGCCCCCCTACTGGCTTTCACATAAAAAGGTGATTAACAATGGTTGAAACAAAACAAGAAGAAAAACAATGGGTTAAAATCCCAGATGAAAGCGATGTTTGGAAACCCGAACAGCCAGGGGATGAGGTGACAGGGAAATATATTAAGAAAGAACCCGCCCCATATAAGGGAAGGCCAAACTGCAAATACATCTTAGAGCCTGAAGATTCTAGCAGTGAACAGGATGAGATCACTGTTTATGGAACAGTAGGGTTGCGTAAAAAGATGGCTAAGATTCCAGAAGGGAATAATGTTAAAATAGTATACCTGGGAGAACAGCCAAGCAGCGATTCAATGAAAAAACCCTTTAAAAGGTTTGACGTGTTCGCCTGGATAAGTAAAGATGACCAACTGTATAAAGATTTATATCCAGACGGCGAAGCTCCAAAAGGTAATGATGGCCCTACACTGGCGGGGAATGATGACCCCGAAGCTCTTAACATGATTGAACATTATGAGCAGGTTATCAGGGATAGTAAGGGTAAAAATCATCAACCCACCGCATGGGAGATTATCAACTTAGCAGAGGCCGAGGACTTGGAAACTGATGACATGGCCCGGATTAAGGTTCAACTGGCCGAGTTAATCAAACAGGATAAGATTAAGGAAGGCAAGAAATGACTGAGCATAAATGCCACACCTGCGGGGAACCTTTCGAGGCAGAGGTGAACGGTTATATTTTAACCAACTGCCCTTCATGCTCCAAGAGGTATCTTGCAGGGGAACGGCATTTAAGAGAGAAAATAAGGAACGAAAAGGAACAGAAAAAACTATTTTAGAGGGTGGTAAGATGGTAGATGAAAAAATTGATATTACAAAGATTGTTAGTGCAGTAAAAACATCCTGGAATGCAAGGCACCGAGAAATCATATACAGCGATCAGATCCCGACTAAGGAGTGGAATCTTATCAAAGACGATCCGGAATTAACCGAGAAGTGTCTCCAGATTGCTATATTACAAGGTCAGGCTCAGGCTATTGTTGACAGTAGGCTAAAAGTTATCAGAGAATTAGGGATTGATGGATACAAAGAACAAGTAAAACAAGGTGAATTAAAAGCCCAGATGGAACTAGCACAAAACAAGGTAGGATACATTGAGGATAAAAAAGAGGTCACGCAGGAGTGATTAAGATGGGTCGTGGCCCTACATGGAGTGAACCTGAAAAGTCAGCCATGGTAGAGTACATGGATAAGGGTTTGGATGACTTTCAAATCAGTGCAAAGTTCCATACTAAAACAAAAGATGAGGTTCCAGGGTTCCATAAACGCAGCCCTGATGCTGTTAAACGTCGTAGGCAGGATATTGAAAAGCAGAACCCGCAACAGGTTTTAATAGACACTCCGAAGCCTGATAATCATCATAAGCCTTGGACTCCTGATGAGGATAGAGTCTTACTTCATTTAAACGCCCTTGGTGTGACAACTAGGGATATGTCTTTAGAATTTAAAAGGACCGAATCGGCTATTGTCAACAGGCTGAGAATCTTGGAGGAAAAGAAATCAGGATTTGAAGAGGTTGTTGTGTGGCTGGCAAATATTGGCAGTCAGTTGCATGATTTCTTTTTTGGCTCTTTCAAGCCAGGGGGCCGGCCTTAATTGTTTGGCCCTTATGACCTTGGAACAGACCTGGAGTTGGCTGGAATCTATGTATCTTATGAGGATGTTAAGGATGGTGGGCCTTGTTATATGTTGGAGGTCTTGGGTTCTGAGATCTATTATGAGGTTACATATTTGTATGGTGTCTGGTTTTGCGGCCCATGTAAAGGATTTTATTTTAGAGGGTCATGTAGTCATGTTAAAAGGGCGAAAAGGTTTATTGAGAAAAGAGGAGTGATTTAGATGATAATAACAATTGAAAAAGAAGACAATGTAAAAGTGCTTACAAATCAAGGTGAATATGGGAAAATGGAACCGACAGATGCTGTGGAATATTGGAAAGATAAAGCATTAAAATATCGAGAACATGGCAGGAAAGCAGGTCAGGCATTAAATGAAGAAAGAGATAAGAATTCAGCTTTAAGAGGCCAACTGTTAAGGATTTCTAAAATAAGTGTTGAACAAATCACTAACAAAGAAGAGAGCTGATTAAATGAAAAACAAGCTGATTAAATCTGTTAATAGTAAAACAATCCACACCCCCGGATGCCATTGGATTAGAAGAATGAAAAAGGAGAATAGGAAATTTTTAAACCCCTCTGAAATTGGGGGGGGGGGCTTTTGTTCCTTGTAAAGAGTGTGGTGCGGATGAATATCAATCCTGCTTTGAATGAAGGAGCGATTTAATGAAATCTTTACAAAAATTTATAGAACTTTATACCAATGCAGATAGGTTTTTAGAAGATGCAAGGCCGCACGAAGAAATCTGTGAACATATTGAAATAAATTTATTCAACTATTCTTTACTTCCTAATGGAGTTCCCAGGTGGATGATTCGCATGATGATGGGATTTCATCCAGATTATAAAAAAACAGAATCCCAAATTTTATTAATAGAAGAAAGGTTGATTCATCCAGTTATAGCAATTCAACAAACTCTAATGAAAATGTGGGATGTTTTAGTTGCTTTGCATAATATTCAGACAGATCTAATTATCAGTGCGGGAGAGTTGGACGTGATACTATGAAATTAAGGCCGGCTGGGGAGAAGAAGGATGGGTTCATATTACCTGGAGCAACAGAATTTGCAAGAGATTTAGGGTTGACTAAAGAACGGTTTAGGAAAGGAACCTACCTCTTCAAAAAGGGGAATGAGATTTACATTTCATTTATTTATTCTTTACAGGAAGGCCAAGGCCATTTTAAGGAATTAATTGAAAACTGCATTAAGAAGGGTTACACGGTTAAAATCCCCACTCCAATGGGCCGTATGGTGGACATAGTTAAAAAGAATGGTTATGAGAAACGTTTAGAATTTTCTGAGGAGATGGGTGAATCGGTGGAGGTATGGGTGAAAGAATGAAAACAGTTAAATTCGCTGAGGACTTCCCAAAACTCCAAAAAGATTATTTCAGCACCATTAGAACACCACCTAAAGACCTTAGAAGTGGCGAAATTGTTTTAATCAAAACACCAACAACGGAGTTTAAAGGAATTATAATAAGACGTTGGACGGCTCCTTTAAATGACCTCTCATCGGTTTTATTAATGGATGACACCAGCATGAAGTCAAGGGAAGATGCTATTAATCTTTTGAAAGAATTTTATCCTAACCTTGAGGAGGATAGAGAGGTGCAGGTTATTTGGTTAATGCATGATAGGAGGGGTGATTAAATAAACATCCATAAATCCATAAATAAAAATAACTTAATAATGGCAGCGGCCACCCTTTCATCAATTATTGGAGCGATCCTTAATATATGGAAAGAACCTTCTTGTTTCATAGTATGGATGGCTAGTAACTTTATTTTCATTGTGTTTGCATTGAAGGATCATAACCAGTGGATGGCTTTGGTTTTCATAACTTATTTCACTACCAGCCTTGGAGGTTTAATTTTATGGTAGTTTACACCCACTGCCAGAGGTGTGGGTTTTATCAAGAGGTGAAAGGTGAGCCTGGGTTGATTGCAGGTTTGGGTCGGGCTGCAATTACGGTGGAGGATTCTTGTTTCCTATGTGGTTCTACTATTGGGAAGGTGTTGGAGGTGGTTGATGTCGATAATTATGCAGATAAATAGTTATTGTGGTATTGATATAACAGTTAATTGGAGGGAGTTAAAACGATAAGTGAAACCAAAATAAGGGAAATCTTAAATGCAGTTAATAAAGTATTTGGGGGGGAATATTTTGGAACCTACCAGGCTAAGGAGTACCTGACAGGGACTTATGATGAAATATTCAACCGGTTTATGTATATGGAACGGATTGGGTTCTTAGATTCCAAACTAGTTAATGGAAGCCGTAAATTCTGCATAACAAGTAAAGGGTTTAAATTATTAGAAAAAGAGGAAAAGGTGGTTGATAAAGTGGTGAATAAGGGCAAGTCTGATTTGATAAAAATAAGGGAAGATAGGATAATTAAATTCCTCAAGGAAAATCCTCAAAGTGATAAGTTCCAAATACACAAAGTATTGAAGAAATATGAACAGATCACCCCCGATAGTGTTTACCAAGCCCTCAGAAAGATGGAAACTGATGATTTAATCTTCGTGGAAAAAGATAAGAATAAGAATTTTTACAGCATCCTAAAACCACAATACAAACCTCAATCTCCAGAGGCAAAAGAAATAGAACAAGAGGTTGTAATTCATGAACCTGAAGAAATATTAAACGACCAACCCGAACCGATAGAAGACAATTGCGATTTCACCATTGGCCAGATACTTGATTTAGTATGGCCACACTGCAAGGAGGCAACCCCATACAAACCAAGTAAACTTAAAAACATGGAACATGAACGCATGGTTGCTAAATTCAGCGACCAGAAAACATTATTAGATGTTTTCCACAGGCTGCCAGCAAACCTTCAAGAACATACTAGAATGGTGATTGATGAAAAGCACCGTAAAATCCAGTTATCAATTCCAATAGAGGCATGAAATTATTTAACAGTAAATGGGGAGCTTGGAGGCTGTTAAAATAATAACCAATCAGGAAAAATTAAAAAAAATCTACCTTAAAAAATGCAGAGGATTAAAAAAAGGATGCATTAAACAGTTTTTCACACACACAGCACAAAAGCAATATTGTTCATCATGGTGCAGGCATGAATCAGTATTAGAGAGTAACCGGCTGGCAAGGAAAAAAAATTATCATAAAAACAAAAAACGTGAAAACAATAAACATATTGGAACAACAATAGAACGTAAACTTAAAAGCAATATTACGTACTTAGGAGGCACGAAGGGCTTTATTTGGGTTTGTAAAGTCATAACATATTTGGGCCATAATTATCTAGTGGTTGATAAGACTAAAAACCAATATAACTTATTATTTTATTCAGAATATTTGAGGATAAAAAAAGACCAAAGGGAGACTTTTCTTACAGGTAATAGTAAGGGAAAACAAAAGGACCCTACTGGGAAAGTAGGGCCTTCCCTTCCTTATCAATATGTAACTGAAGACGATGTTTTTGAATTTAGTATATCTTATCTAAAAGATAACCAGTTTAAATGTCCAGAGTGTGGGAATAGAACTCATTTAATTGAACATGCACTTAGTATATGTTCTAATCCCGAATGTGGACTTGTTTTGAAAGCTCCACCCATACATCCAGGATACATAGTCGATGATTTACTTTCAATTAGAAAGATAGCTGCAACTGTTCAAGATTTCCCTGCAATAGATTTCACTAAAAAATGCAATAAAAAAAGACAACCCAAACCAGTTAAAGCAATTAAACAGGCTCATGAGAATGCTTATAGAAAATATGAGCATGAAACAGGCCAAATACTACAATTAGATAAAGGCCATTTTAATGAGAATGACCCAATGAATCCCACCTACTGGGAACATTACTTGAATAAAACGATTAAAAGAGGAAAGGCTAAAACCCAAAACTAGACTTTTCTATATAGTGTCCTCTTTTACACAACCATTTTTTCCATTTAGTGGCATCCTAAGTTTTTATATAAGAGCTTCTTGATCTGCCGGTTAATTCAGCCATATAAATCACCACCTCTTAGGATGCCACACACCCCTATTTATCAGTTATAAGACGTGATGCTGTGGGAACAATAGCTCATGAAAGCATGGAACATCTTAAAAACTCTATCAAAAATAACCGTGATATTTGGATTGAAGTCTGCCATGAAAACTGTATAAAAATACACCCAAAGAAAACAGCCAGAGCCACCAAGGAAATAGAATCAATCAAATTATCTATCCTAAATAATGAACTTCCAGGCTTATTATTAAAGGACTGTTTCACTAGGCATAATGTTTTCACTATCACAGTATGTATCAACACGGCCAGAAATGAATGTTATAAGAATTTAATAGACACGATCTGGGAAGGGGATCTTAAAGGATTGCAGTTATATGAACACCATTAAATGGAGGTGTTTGTTTGATGATTACAGATGAGAAAACATCAGTCAAAGAGTACAGGGAAAGACTCATCGACATGATGGTTAATGTTATTTACACTGAGCCCAAATGGTGGAAACGGCCAGATGGTAAATTGATAAGTGCTTTAATCCAAAAGCACAGCAAAGAGTTAGGTTTAACTGTGAGGATGAATATTGAACTCAAGAAAGGCATAGTTACCAGTGTGGAATTTAAATGTAACAATATTCTGGGAGAGGTTTTAATGTTCCCTGAATTAGTTAGTAGGGTTAAGGAAGATTATCCAAAGTTGATTTAAATGTCCCACTTCCAGGGTAAACCTTTACATCCTAAAAGAGACCCTGAAAATTATCCAACTGGAAGCAAAGGCGATCCTGACAGAATAAGAAGACTTCTTTTATATAATCATTTAGGTTACTGGCCCCAGGTAATCGCTAATGAATACTGGGGAATACGTTATAACCATCATTAAAGAGTTTAATAAAGTTTATATACTTCTAAATTCATATATTATCATGTGAGAGTGGTGTTCTTTAACTCCGCCACTCTCCACGCCTATCATAAGGCGTTAAACATTAGAGTTAAAGGGCGTGAATTTAAAGGAGTTAAAAATATGGTCTATGGCTATATCTATAAAATAGAGAATTTAGTAAATGGTAAGATTTACATTGGACAGACTAGTTTGAACCCTTCTAGAAGAAGAAAAAACCATTTAAATGGATTGAAGAAGAATATACATTACAACAATCATTTACAGCGTGCTTTTAATAAGTATGGCGAATGCAATTTTAAATTCACTGTTTTAAATTATGCTACCGATAAAAAAACATTAGATCAACTAGAAAAGGATTATATAAATTATTATCATTGTTTAGACCCCCATTTTGGTTATAATCACAAATGTGGAGGATCTAATGGTAAGCACACCTTAGAAACCTGCAACAAAATAAGTAAAACAAAGAAAGGAGTAAAACTTTCTTTAGAAACTCGGAAAAAAATGAGTGAAAACCATGCAAATTTTAGAGGAAAAAATCATCCATTTTACAATAAAACCCGTTCACTCGAAACTCGGGAAAAAATATCTAATTCTTTAAAAAAGTATTATTCGGTTAACAAGCACCCATTTAAAGACTCAAATTTTCCCAATAGATATGATAATCGTAGAGGTAAAAGTTTATTTGGATTTACTGGTGTGAAATGTGAAAAAAACGTTAATCCTGAAAATAAACCTTGGAGATCACGTATCAAATATAAAGGAAATAGTAAACATTTAGGGTTTTTCCATGATCCATTATCTGCTCAATTAGTTAGGGATTTAGTAGCAGAAGCACTTATAAATTATTAATTTTTTTAGGTGAGTTAAATGTAATGATAATCGTCTTAGCAGACGCTAACAGTTAGTGGCACTCCCTTGTCAAAAAAGACGTTTAATGTTTAAAAGAACGCCTATATAAAACCAAGGAGGTGCTTAGATTAAGCACAATTTCTTTATTATATTATTATTTTCATTACTGGTTTTAGGTTTAACAAGTGGTAGTCATGCCAGTGTACAGTACGACAAATGTGAAATTATATCAGGAAGTGGCCATACCAGCGGGGTCAACGAAGGCTATTTTACCACTTTCGCATTCTATAACTATTGCCCTTTATGTGGACACCACAACTGCCTTGAAAGAGGAATCAAACGCAACGATGAAATAAGCTGCTGGACGTGTGGAGCCGATTACAGCTTTTCAGGAAAGGAAAAGATGTATAAACCCCGTGCATGGCTCACACCACATTATCATGAACCAGTACGTGCAGAAACTGCACCAACCAAAGTAATAGAAAAAACGCCCCTGGACTTAGCAAAAGAAAAAGTCCAGAATTACAGTCATCCCTTCTGGGGGTGACGCCCCCCTCGATAGCAGGCCATGAACAAAACTTTATTTAAGAAAAAAACCGTCTTAAAAACATAATTCCCCGATATGTTCATGGTCTTGCTATTATCCTTTTTTTAGAAGGTGATTATATTAAAAAAGGCCCTCTCTGCCCATACTGTCACAGAAGGCTAGAATGGGATGAATATTCAAAGGAATGGATATGTCCAGATTGTGGCCGTATTAATACAGAATTAAATCATGTTCATGCAGGTAAGTATAGATAACACTCATTTAAATGATTAAAATAAGAAGGAGGAATGTATATGGGTTTTTTAAAAGACGAAGGAGGGGCAGTTATAGCTCCAAAATATAGGACAGTGAACGTATTTTTATTAGCCGTTGCAGTTGGAGTAATAGCAATGCAACAGCAAATAACAGAAGCATTACTACCATTTGTACCTGAACCTTACAGAGCATTGGCAGGAATATGTATCGCACTGTTAATATTAGGTGTTCGTGAAGTTGTTAAAGAATACGGTCAGAACACAGAATCAGCCTAAATTGAATCAACGAACAGGTAGGGCCATACTCCCTACCCAGACTTAATATGTGCAACAATCCTAAAATATTTTTCAAAGGAGTAAGGTAAAGATGACCCTTGACAAACCAACCAACTCAATCCTAGATGACCCTAAAAACATTGAACTCTTACTCCAGGAACGACCTGAACTCCGAAAATATTTCCATACTTGTATGTCCACTGATGAAATTAAAGAAATCCTACAAGGCCAAAAACAATTAAGTGAAGAATTAAAATCAGGACAAAAAGTAATGGAATCATTCAATGCTAGCCTAACAAGAATATTCAGATTATATGAAAAACATGATAGTGAAATAACCAACCTGGAAAAATGGAAGGAACGTAAAGACATGACTAACGGCCACACCGAGGACACTATACAGGGTTTGAAGGGAAAGGATGGAGACCTTGAATCAAAGATAGATATAGTTCAATCTGATGTTAACAATATGAAAGTTGATATTGGAGTGATTAAATCAGCAGTCTTGAAAGATGAAAAGAAGAAAGAAAGAAGATGGGATGATACTTCTAAGATACTTGTGGGTCTGGTTTTAATTTTAATAGGAGCTATTGTCCCGATGGCTATTAATTTTATACGTGACATTTTTTATTAAATTAAAATAGTAATACTTTCCAAAATATCTACCTATACATTTAAAGCATTCTAAGAGCTTCTTTTCAATGAGTATATAAAAGACAGTAATACTTTTATAAGGTTTTGGTAAAAATGATTGAGAAAATCCATAATCTACTGGCTAAAATAAGATCAATTATAAAGCCAAACAAATGTACTCCAAAACAATGCCCTTATTATTCAAACTGCCCTTATAATCCACTAAAAGAATATCCTACGGCAACAGCGAATACAAATGAAAAAGGAATACTCATTTTCAAAGAATAGGTCCTGATAAAATCAAACCTGAAAAATATCCAATTGATGCATGCACACTCCCCTATACAGGACCGCAACCCACACAAGAAGACCAAATAAAGATGTGGAAATACCTCAAAGAAAACAGGAAACAAGCCCAAAAACCCTTCAAATTGAACAGAAAACCATAACAAAAGATTCCAATTTCAGCATAACAAATCGTGGTTAAACCGAACAGTAAAGTATGACCCTAAAACTGAAAATTAGGACAACGGATTGCCATTCAAAAACAACCACGATCTTTGATGACAAAATTGAAATCTTTGACCAAAGATCGTGGTTGGGATTGAACCACAAACCATGACCACAAAAAACCAAACCGTGGTCATGAAAAACCTTTCCAAACCAAACAAAAACCAGAGTCATAAAATTGGAATTTAGGGTCACGAATAGCCTTTAAATTGAAACAAAATTCATGGCCATGAAAATTGGATCCGTGACCAAAGATTATCCATTCAAAATGACATGTAATGTTACAAACCGTTACATTCCATTACAACTGTAACGTTACAACGAAGTGATACAATGCCACCAAAACCAGCGGTTCTAACGTCTCCTTTTAGAAAAGAAATAGAGGAAATGATTATAGAAGGAAAATCATCACGTTTTATTAGTAACTGGTTAAAAGAAAAGGATGAGAGTATAAGTCACGCTGCAATTAATCGTTACCGCAAAGGTGACTTTAATATTAAAGATGAGGCTGCAAAACAGTATAATGAAAAACAGAGTAAGAAGAGAAAAAACAAAGCAGCCAAAAAAGTAGTTAGTGACTTAGAGGCTTTGGATGAGATCATTAAAGAAGGTAATGAGATTAAACTTCAACTTAATTCAATCAGTCCTGATATGGAAGCTGGAGTTAGTGATCTTGATATTGAGAAAGTTAAAATCCAAGGAAAGAATCTTGTAATCAGGGCCGCTAAGGCTAAGCATGATATATTGAGGGATGAACCCACACCATTAGTAGTTGTACCAGTGGAGGATGTTGATGATATCGAGCAGAAACTTATTAAACAACTTGCAGACGATATCGCAAGACAGCCAGAAGATAAGGAAAGCGATCCAGGTAAACAATAAGACAAAGGCGAAGTATAGTAAATCATTCTATGCTAAAACTTATCTTGGGTTGGAAGTACCTCAACACCAGTATGATTGGTATGAGAATGTTGGCAAATATCTTAAAGATATACTATTAGCTCCAAGGGATCATGGGAAAACGACTAGCATTCCTAGAGTGATAGCAGAGCATGATACCTTATATAACCAAGGATTTAACATTTTACTTTTATCTAAAACATATAAACAGGCCAATAAAACTTTAGATGTTATTGAGGCTGACCTAAAAAATAATCCTAGAATCAGGCAAGATTTCAATGCAGAACTCCAAGACCTTAGAAGGAAAGACAATCAATTATTTTATAATCTTGGTGATAAAGTTCGCAGGGATGCAACCATAGAAGCCACTGGAATTTTAAGCGATGTTACAGGGGGTCACTTTAATAAAATCATCATGGATGACATTTTTGATGATGTTAACACTTGCACTAAGTCTGGCCGAGAAAAGGTGATGAAAACAATCAATGGTACTATCCTACCGTTATTGGAGCCAGGATGTAACTTATTAGGAATTGGAACCCGGAAACATCCTGAAGATGGTTATCAGGAGATGATTAATAACCCTGCCTGGCATGTTGTAGAACAGAAAGCAATACTTCAATGGCCTAAGAATTATGAGTACATAAAGGATAAAGCTGGAGTTATTGTTGATGTAGATGTGTCTGGAGATTATAAAGTCCTATGGCCCAATAAATGGGGAATTAAAGAATTACTTTTACAATTAGCAGCCATGGGAACGGTTATTTTTAACCGTGAATATCAGAATGATGCAGCTGGAATGATGGGAAAAGTCTTTAAACCCGAATGGCTCGGTTACTATGCAATCCTAGAAGAAAACCAGAATGACATAATAAAAGGATGCCCCCCACTTGAGACCATGGAAATCTATCAGGGTGTGGATTTAGCTATTAAAAAGGGTGAGAAAAACGATTTCTTCTGCTGTGAAACAATAGGAGTAACCCATAACCCCTTTAAGATTTGGATCCTTGACTGGCACCATGACCAATTAAGTTTCCCAGAACAGGTGAAAGTATATGATAAACTCTTTTATGGTCCACTCACCCCGATATGGAATGGTCTTAAATGGAATGTTTTAAGGGTTGGAATTGAATCAAACGCTTATCAAATAGCTTTAGCTCAACAATTATTAGATGAGGCTAATTATCCAATTGAAGAAATCATTAGTATTAAAAACAAGGAAACTAGGATAAGGGCTGGTAGTGTTGATTATGAGAATGATTTGGTGATGGTCCCTGCTGATCATCCAAAGTATCCTGCTTTTTTAAATGAGTATGCATCGTTTGATGAAGGGGAACATGATGATATTCTTGACGCTGATGATATTGTTAGGCGTTTAATTTTGAAACGACCCGAACCAGAGAAAAAGGCCGATCTTGAAATTATCCAATTATAAATATTAATAAACCAGTTTTTTTGAGGAAAAAAATAATGTCAATACTAAGCACTATAAACAAAGCATTACCCTTTAGAGTAGTGCGAAACCCACAAAGAAAACAAGGAACCAACCCCTTTGGCCCCTGGGCATGGTTAAACCCATACCTAAACGCAGGGATGGGGGACAGATCCAAAACCGCCAAACCAACCTGGACAACATATTACCAGGCAATGGACAATGTCTGGGTGGGTTCCTGTATAGATGCTTATGTGTTAGATGCAATGGCCGCCGGGTTTGATGTATATAGTGATAACAGGGAAGAGGACAACCCTGACTTTGTAAGTTATGTTAAAGACCTTTTGAATCATCCAGACGGCCCGGATGGCAGGGATAGTTATATTAAATTCATGACACGAGGTATTGGCAGCCTCCTTGGAACTGGTGATTGGTTCGCTGAATGCGTGAATGATGACAACCTACAAGGATTACCCACTGGATTGTACTTCATACAACCTCACCGCCTCCAATATCATTATGATACAGACCAATGGGGTCTTAATGGAACTCAAATAAGGTATGAGAATGATGAGTTAATCCATGTGGAACTAGCCGACCCCTGGAATGAATTATATGGAAAAAGTCCGATTGATAAAATCGCTAACGATATTACCCTTGACATTTTAGGGATGAGGAATAATAGTAGACGTTTTGAGAAGGGAATAAGCCCTAAGAATGTTATAAGTTTTGATGCTGCAATAGCAGACACTGTTTTTAAGGATAACATTAAAAAGATAAAAGCTAGTGCCAAGGACAACCCTGATGGAACCTACTTCCTACGGGGTGGAACCTTCCAGGATTTAGGTCAAAGTAATAAGGATATGCAATTCTCCGAGATGTTGGATAAGATGCGTGACCGGATAGTCGCAGGTTATGGAGTGCCACCCCAGAATGTGGGAATATACACTGCTGGATCATTAGGTAATGAGAAGGATATGACAGCGGATAAGAAGTTTAAGAAACGTTTAGATGGTAAAGTCCTTAAACCAGTTGAAAACGAGTTTAACCGAGTGTTTGGTAAATCTTTTGACCTTTGGGGTTTTGATGAAAGATTCCACTTTGGAGTTATTGACCTTGAAGACAAACAACAGAAAGCAACTATTAACAATATTCGGTTAAGGAATGGCAGTTTATTGGTTAATGAAGACCGCACCGCTTGGGGGTTAGACCCTGTTGAGTATGGTGATCAGCCCTTATCTTATGCTATTGGTGGGTCGGGTTATGGTGGTTTAATGCAGCAACCATCTTTTGAACCAAGTAAATCTATTAATAAACGTGTTATGAGTCTTGATAACTTATTACAGAGTAAAGGGTTAGTTAAAATGTTCTAATGAGGTTTAAACCATGTGCAAAGTCTGTAAAAACCTGAAAGACAAAGCAGTGATAGACAAAGACCTCTATTACAGTTTACTCAACGAAAACATATCACAAAAGGCCAACACCGATGACCCCAATTTCAAAGCAGATAAAGAAATGGGCGAAGGAAAAGCCACCAAAGACGAACTCAAATACAGACAAAACCTACAAAACCTAATAAAAGAAGTCTGGGAAATAAAAGACAAACCAGAAGCCACCATTAAAGATAAAATAAACGATTTATTCATCAAAGAAGACAGCGAAGCCAAACAATTAGCCGAAGAGTTCATAGACACAGTTTACACAGCCAATGCGGAGCGAATGATTAGTAAACTTGAAAAGCTCGGAGTGAAAGCCAAAGTTCCAAAAAACACAGAGGAAAAAAAAAACCTAATAACATGGCAACGGTTCGCAGTGGAAAAGATAGGCCATGAACTATTATTAGGAATCTTAAACCAACGTTTCGGAAAGAATTATTTTGAGGCCACTTATGGTAACAAGAGTTCGCCAGCATCAGATTAACCCGGATGATGAGGAAGCAGAGTTCAGAGAGGACTATGAACCTTCATTTAACAACGCCTCTAATGAATCTGATAACTCTTTATTATTTCTTGGTGGGTTAGTTGGCCTTACAGCTATACTAGGAGTGTTAGGAACAGTATCATCATCCGATTATGAGATGCTCGAAACCCTAACTCCTGGAACAGAAGCAGCAGCCGCTGACCTTGGATATGCATCTGAATTTTTACAAGATTACCAGATGATGGAGTTAGAAGTTGCCGAGAAACTAATACCCGAAGACCTTACTCATCTTAACCAGATGATGGAAGATGGTAAACAGTATGGCCGTATGAGTGACCCTAAAACAGCAGAGAACCTTACATTTAACAGTCAGTCAAACATAGCGGAACAGGTTGGTCAGTTCGGGTATCATGAAAGCAGCACTCAAGGAAGTTTAAATGCAGCTGCAATGGAAGGGATTTATTTCCCCTGGGTTACCGTGGGAGATGCTAATGTTTGTGAGGACTGCCTGGACATGGAGGCTAATGGACCTTACCCTGCTGATGATTATCCGGAGGCACAGCATTATGGTGACAGGTGTAATGAGCCATTCCCTGAACCTATTATTGCTTTAGGTGGAGAGGTTGGAGATTATGATATGGATAATTGGGGTTGATGTTATGTTCAACCTAAGAGATCCAATTTTTTAACTTTATCTTAAAAATTATTTAACTATTATTTTCTTTTATTTTTAAAACATTTTCATTATTTTGATTAAATAATAAATATCCACACAAAATAAAATCCATTTTTTAAAGAAATTTGTTACTTCGTTAAACCACAATATAAAGAAGTAAATACAAAACTGTTTTTAAAGGAGCATTGAGCCAATGCCAGACCTAACAAAAGACTTAATAGTATTAGAAAACCCAGACCAACCAGAAACAGGGTTCAGACAAAACAACCAAGGCAAAACAAACCGAGTAAGCACTATCAACTATGGTAACGGTGTTAAAGGAAAAGTTGGACTATTAAGAGGTTCTGGACATGAGGCTGTGTATGCTTACACCTTTGATGATGAGAAATACGATGATGATTCAGCCCAGGAATGGCTAGACAACCATAGGAGTAAAAAAGCCATGAAAAAACTTAGTTTTAAAAATAAGAAGCTTAAATTTACAATGCCATTAATCAAAGGCGAAATGGGGGATGATGGTTATTACTATCTTAAGTTTGGCCTATCTACTGACACTGTTGATTTAGAAAAAGAACAGGTCGATCCTTTAGCTATTGACGACATGATCGAACAGGCTAAACTCATAAACGCCTTTGAATGTCACCAATATGGTTTAGATGATGTATTAGGTCCTATAGTTGACTCATGGAAAGAGAAAGTTAAAAACATCAATATGATGATGATTAAGGTCCGAGTAATCCCTTCATTCAAAGATAAAATCAAAGAACTTGTCGATGCGGGAGTCCGCCTTGGGGGGAGTTTTGGAGGGACTTGTCTAGAAGATCAGATTGTTGATGGAGTTAGAATACTCAAAAAGATTTTACTTTTAGAAGGGAGTCTTACACCTTTACCCGTGAACTGGGATACTCTAGGGACAGCTGAAGAAACTACAAAAGCATGTAAAAATGGTATGTGTACCCAGATTGTGAAATCAATCCGTGACAAGTATGATTTACCAGAAGAAAAGAAGTTGGAGGTTAAAAATGTGACCAGAACAGAGGATGAATCTTATGATGCCATAATGTCCGCTGTCAGTGCTGCTGTTAATCAAAAATACCGTGGCCCTGATGGATATAGCAATGTGTGGCTCAAATTAACATTCCCAGAAAGTTGTATTATTGGAAACTGGGAAGAAGACAAGCTCTACGAACTACCTTATACCATCGATGAAGGGGGTAATGTAGCCCTTGGAGACCCCGTCGAAGTTCAAGAACAGTATGTTGAAAAGAAGCTGGAAGTGTTTAAAACCAAAGCAATAGAACACGAAAAACCAGCGGATTATAAAAAGACAATAGGAGATGAAAATATGGACGAAACTAAAGTTCAAAAAATGATAGATGACAGCAATGCCAAACTATTAGGCGAAATTAAAGGTTTAATCAAACCAGAAAAAGAAGTTGAAGAAACTCCTGCTATTGATGCAGCCAAGATGACCAAATCAATCACCGAAGATGTGACCAAAAATCTTTTAAAATCCTTTGGGATTGAAGAGGAAGAGGAAGCAGTGGAGGATGGTAAAATAGTTATCATGGATCAGAAAGCCCTTGAAGATTTACAGGCCGACGCTATTCAGAAAACCATCCTTGGAATTGCTAAACAGAGGGAAGGAACCCGCAAATCCAAATCTTTAGGCTCATCTAAATTTGAAATCCCAGGAGAATCCGAAGAAGAATCTCCAGAGAAAACCAAAAGCGGTAAAGTATCAACCCGAAAAGCCGCTGAAATGGTCGCTGAAAGAAAAGGATTAGCCTAAAATAATAAATTTAATAGGAGGAATATTAAAATGACCACAATTAAAGATGCAATAAACGGACATTTCGCCACCAAAGCAGAATTAATCGACTTACAAAAAGCATTAACCACAGACGCCAGTAGTGCCGGTGATGTTATTCAACCTGAACTGGATCCTCGACTCCAGAACATGGTGGTTAAGAAATACCCATTTTATTCCTGGTTAGAATCAATGGGTGGAGTGCAGGACACCACATCCAACAAACCATCATATATTAAAAAGGTTTCCGGTGGAGTTGGTGACTTTATCGCAGAAGCTGGAACCATACCAGCAATAACTGACAGTGTATATGACCTTATTACTGGAGCAATGACCACCTATGTCTTCCCATTAGAAATATCTGACCAGCTTATAATGGGTGGATCCAATGATGTTGTTGATGTACTACAACAGGAAATCCAAGACGGTGTGGAACACAGCATACAAGCCATAAACAATGAAATGTTAAACGGTACCGGAGCCAGTGATGGATTCAACGGACTAATCGACCTCATAGACACTAATGGCAAAGACATGAATGACGCAGAAATAACATCCCAGTTTGAACTTGACACCTTATGTCATTCAATGATGGATGCTGGTGGTGTGCCATCCGCTGTTGTTACCAGTGCCAACGTCAAATCACAACTAATAGAAGTATTATACCCTAACGTTAACGTTCCACTAATCCCACAGGCCGACCTAGCTTTCGGTTACCAAGTGGATGCTTATGACAGTCCAGCAGGCCGTATCCCTATTATAGTTGACCCTGCAATGCCAACCACTGATGACGCCCAGGAACTATTAATCGTTGATTACTCCACCCTGATGCTGAAATACTTGATGAGGCCAACAGTCATAGACTTGGCCAAAACCAAGTTAACCCAGTCCAGTGTACTCGCCTCATTCCAATCCTTCATGTGCCGTGCTGAATCATTCAACGCCCGCATGTACGATATAGGAACTAAAGACGTTTAAACATAGATAAGGAGAACATATTTATCCTTATTTATTTTTTTTATGAAGAGGTGGAATGACATGGCAATATCAGACAAACAAGAAAAAATATTAAATAGAATCATTCCAATCCCAGGAATTAACCTTGGAACTGTAATTCAAGAATTACAGGTAGGTATAGTTGCCTCTACCGGTGTTGACACTGATGTAATGGTCAGGTCTGGTAGTGGTGAAGTGTTAATAGGTCAAGGTGCAGGTTCTGATGTGGATTGGAAAGCAATCAGTGGAGATATAACTCTCGCTAACACTGGAGCCGTGGCCCTTACAGGTAACGACCATAGCACCGTTGGAATAGGTAAACTACCCAAACTGGCAATAGGTGAATATGATGCAGCCGATGCAGTTACCGCTGTTGCAGCATCAGCAACCGACATAAACACTGACACCGAAGTAATTTCAGTTGTAGATCATGGATTCAGTACTGGAGACTGTGTGAACGTATCAACCAGTGACACCCTACCAACCGGGATAAGTGCAAACACCGCATACTATGTTAGAAAAAGCAATGACGATGCATTTACCCTTTATGATACACGGGCCCATGCTGTTGCCGGTGGAGCCACTGGCCTAGTGAACATCACCGCTGCAGGTACTGGAAACCAGACCTTTGTAAGTGTAACCGCAATAGGCCAACACTATTTAGGTGTAACCCTACCCGATAACGCTCTTGTTATTGGGGGTGGTGTTGAGGTTTTAACAACCTTTGCTGACGGTGCAGATGACAGTGTAACCCTTGCTTTGAGTATTAATGGGGCTAATGACCTTGTTACCGCAACCGCTGTTAGTGCAGAGGGAAGTATTTGGGATGCTGGAAACCGTGACATAATCCCAGACAACACCGGTTCAACTGCTATTAAACTAACCGCTGCCAGAGAACTATTACTCACCATTGGTGATGATCAAGTGTCCACTGGTAAGATGCGGGTTTGGTTACTCTACATTGAAGGAATTTAAACCCCTTCTTTCCCCAATTTTTTTTAACACTTTATGAGATGGAGGGTTATTATGAAAACAGTATATTTTAAGAATAAAAATGCAAACCATGCCGTTAACGTCCTTGGGAAGCATGTTAAATTTATAGATGGTAAAGCAGAAATTGAAGACAAAGAAGCTGAAAAACTAGCCAAAAAGGAAGAGTACAGTCTTAAACCATTTGTAGACCCTAAGAAGAAAAAAGTTAACCGTAAAAGGAAAAGTAAAAAATAATTATGGGGTACGTTTGTATGGCTTTGGTAACAGCAACAGAGGTTAGAACAGCAGCCCGCAACTACCGGACTGGAATATTATTCCAATCAGACGATGACTTGGAAAGTTTAATTGAGATTTGTCAGTCGGATCTGGAGAACAGAACCGGTCATATTTTTGAGGCTGACCGGGAAGTGGTGGAAAAAGAAATAGGCCATAACTCAAAGGTGATACAGCTCGACCACTATCCAATCAAGACTATTGATGAACTTCTAATCAACGATGCAGCATACACATTAAGCAGTGATGAATACACACTTGACACCGGAACTATCATTTTAACAACCTCACCCAGTGATATTAGTTACACTTACCAAGCCACCTATACAACTAACACCCGAAACAACACACCACTTGCTAAGGATGTGTTATGCCGTATGGTCCTTGACCGGATAAAAAACCGTGATTCAACAGTGGAGAATGACATGCCACGCCTGAATAAAACAATCATAGGAGTGATTTAATATGTCATTGTATCCTGGAGACACCACAACCCAGACCATTACTTATAAGGTTGATGATGTATTAACCGACCCAGACACTGTTAAAATATCAATCAAAGACCCTCTAGGCTTAACCATTGTAACCCTGGTCAGTGCAACTAAAGACAGCACTGGAGTTTACCACTATGATTACACATTCGCAGACGATGCAATCACTGGAGATTACACCTTTATCTGGAGCATAACCGTCGGCGATGTTGTTTCTACACATAGCCAACTAATAGAACTGGAATTAGAACCGGTCAGTACACACTATGCAGATGCCTCTACCATCATAATAGATTTAAACGCCCATGATGCTGCATTGAAAAAGGATAATTATGCATTAGTTGATTCTGCAATAGCCACGGCTGAAACTATAATCAATGGAAAATTAGGGTTAGATGAATCAATACAACAGGCCGATGTTCCAGCAGCCCAATGGAACGTTTTAGTCAAAGCTGCTAATTTACAGGCCAAAGCTTGTATTATGGACGATTTGTATTCTAAAGGTGATAAGAGAAATCAATCTGCAATATCCTATGAAAAACAATCTGATATTGTGTTAAGTCCTCATGTTCCAGGGTGATCTGTCATGGGGTCAATTAACATAGTTCTCCTAAAAGACATTGCAAGCGAAATACAAGACTTTAAAGACTCAATACCAACAGAATTTAAAACAAGAGTCATAGAAGGAAGTAAAGAAGACTTCGCATACTTTATAAGTGTTTATATTCCTTTCCGTGAGGGTGGTCTTGCAGGTGGAATAATAGTCATTGACACCGGAGAATACGATTACTTTTTTGATAATGAAAGATACTACAATCCCTTTGTTATCCTTGGAACACAACCACATTGGATAGGTAGCCCTGTACTAATTAACGATAGTTGGGTTTATATTGGAATGCACCCAGGAACAGCACCACAGGATTATATGGAAATGGCATTTGAACCCGGATCAGATGCTGTGGATCCACGCCTGGAAGATATGGCTGACTGGATGGAAAGTAGTTGGTAGAGGTGATTATTTTTGACAGACCATTATTACGGATATAATTGGGATGCCGTCTATGATGCCATGAAAACATTAGTTGAAGGTATCACAGATGCATCAGGCCAGGATGAATTTGGACAAACAGAAGCTGGGAAACCTGATAATATCAGCTTATACCCTGGAGATACAATCTTAATCGCCCTTGGTAAAATAAATAAAATAACAAGTGCTATGGGTGGAAAAGGAAAAGTGGCCCACATTAAAGGATACTTTTTAGTGTACGTTGATGGTCGAGACGAAACCGCCCAAAAAAGAGCATCCTATCTATGGGATAGGGTGGCCGCCGCTGTAACCGCAAACCCCACATTACTATCTAATTGTAAATGCAGGATAGATGAAGAGAACCCGGGAGGGTTTAGGGAGAACGATAAAAACATGGGAGCCACTAACACCCCTGATATGTGTGCCGGTTCCGTATTAGTTGTTAATATTCAAAAGGGCCGTGAACGGATTGAATTATAATTATTCTAATTTTATTTAAAACCAAATTTGGAGGTAAGCTTACCATGCCAGAAATAACCCAAAAAGCACTTGAACAGACTGTGAAACACTACATAAAGGCCAAAGATTATAAAGGTGCCAAAAACTATGTAAAAAACTTTGCAGACAATTTCAAAACATTCGACAAAGAAAAAGCCCTAGAAGAGATTAAAGAAGCTGAAAACAAGAAAATTAAAAAACCAAAAACTGAAATAAAGGAGGAATAACATGCCAATAAATGATATTGACAAATTAGCAGCCGCAACCTTAGACGGATCACAAATGCTATTAGTCCTAAAAGTACCAGTAACAACCAGAGTACAATTAACAGGAACCATAAACGGAGTTAACACTGTCTTCACATTTCCCACAACCCACTATCCATTAGGAACCGATAGTCATAAAAGAGTTGTACCAATCCCTGATGACGTGACCGTGGAGACCCTGAAAACCGCAACCTACACCGAAGTAACCGTAACCAGCGTTGACACCCTAGTTGACCCTGATACAGGATTCACCGTATACGGAAAAGTTACATTAACAGCTGCCCCCGAAGCCGCCGCCGCTGACAGTGTATGGGCCACCTGTGTAGTTGAACATGACATATATGTCCAGCAGGCCATCAAACCCAAACTGGACCAGGACATGAAAGACATTGAAAGGATGGGAAGCAGGAGCATATACCAATCTTACGGTAAGATTAAAACCACCTATGATGTTGACATAATCCTATCAGACCTCGAAGCGATAATGCTCGGTAACTTCCAGGAACAAGCCTCACAGACCGGTGTGCAAGCAAGCCACACCTTATATGAGTTACGTGATAAGCCGTTGTTGATGGATGGTTATGTGCCTATCTTTAGTGGTGATGAAACTGAGGATCCGAAAGACCGGGCTGTGATGGGTTACATCATGCTAGATTGAATCAACAAAA